TCGTAACACGGCGTCGGATTGTCCCCAAACGGCTCTGTTAAGGGCAGAATGCATTCTGCAAATCCTTGGTAATCGAGATTTTGGTCGGTCCATCGGAACGGCGTCTCTTCCGTATCGATATCCCAAAACATCATCCCCGCGCCCGCGCCGCCATCCCAAACCCCGGTGTCGGCCGGACTCCAAGGTTCAATGAGACGCGGGGCAAAACCTGTAGCGGCTTCGATCGCGTTGAAAAGAGCCGTCCGCGTGTCGCCGGTCGGCAACAGAGCGTCCTCTATCCGCGCCAAGAAAGCGGGGTCGCCTTCCCCGGATAGCCTAGGCAGGGCGAAGGGGCTCGTAGGAGCCGGGCCAAAGAAATCCAGGGAGGCGAGGTCCAGAGCGCCGTCCGTGGCCGTCTGGAGCCTTGTAGCGTCCATGGCGTAGGCAAGCGACGTGTCGAGTTCGAAATTCAGTTCCGTCCCGATCATTTGCAGGACGTTGAATAACACCCCGTCAACGGTGTATTTGGCTTCCTGCGAAGACCAGCCCGTCGGGAAGTTCGCGGCGAGCCGTTGCGCGAATTGCGCGGGCGAGATCACGGGAAGCGTGGTTAGATTCGACGACATGGCCTAATACGTCCCGACCGTGATGTCACCAAGAGTCGTCTTGGCATCTTGGAATCCCGTACCCGCATAATCGGCGTTCGCACCATTGATCGTTGTATAGCCGGGCTGTACCGACACCACGCCAGGGACGGCTGCCGCCGCCGCTTCGATCGCGCTGATGTAAACGAGAATGCCGTCAACCCCGCCAATCGGCGTATCATTGACTACGGGCAAGATTGCCGCTTGCACCGCCGCAGTAACCGAGCCGGGCAAATAACCGCTCGCGATTCGAACCGAAAGCGAAATCGACAAAATGACTTCCGTTACGGCTTTCGCCGTGGCTAAGATCGTGAAACCCCGCACGGCGTTGATCGCGGCCTGGACAGAACTGATAAGGGACGCAGGCGGCGCGCCGGACCCATCGTCGACCACGGCGACAAATTGGCCGGGGGCGGCAATGCCAGCCGTGTTTTCGTTTTCCAAAAGGTTGTAATCAATCCCTTGTTGAACGCCCAAAATCGCCGAGACGATCGCCGCTTGCGTCGCCTTCGCCAATGAATTGAGATAGAGCGGGAAGCGCGCGTTATAGGCGGCGTCGGTCTCCGCATCGAGGCCGTTCGTAATCGGCGCGCCGTTTGTCACCGCATCAATGCCGGCGAGGCTCGACGCAATTTGATTGATCTGCCCGGCGCCGACGTTCGCGGCCGATCCCGCGACTTTCGCTTGGATCGTCGCGGTGAGGCTGGTTTGTCCAACCGCCAAGACGTAGGCGTTGAGCGCGGCGTTCCATGTCGGCTGCGCCGTGTCGGCGACGACATTATAGGCAACCGCCCCACCCGGCGTTTGCACAACGGTAGGCGAGCCGGAAGGCGCGCCGACGGGGATAAGGACCGGACTCGCGGCCGGCGTAAATTTCGAGAATGTGGCTTGCCCGGTCGCTGTCGTTGCGGGCAGCCGCGAAAAATCGAACTGCGCATAGAACGAATCAAGTGCGTCGTCAGCCGAGGTCTGCGCCCGCGCCACTTGATTGACAAGATATACCAACGATTGAATAAACAATAATTGACTGCTGATCGTCTGCATCAGCGCATAGAGCGCGTCGCCTTTTTGTAGCGTAGGCTGAAAGCCGAGATATGCCGCCCATGTGGCGACCATATCATTGACGAAACCAGCAAAAGTTTTCGTAGGGAGCGCCATTGTCTAATTCCCGTATCTTACCGCTATTTTCCCAGGAGCACCAGACACCGACACAACGCTGATAAGAATAAATAATGTCGAAGGCGGCTCTTGGAAAAATTGCACTGTCGGCGGCGATGACGAATCGATATCGTCGTCTTGAAGACAGGCTTGCGAAATTCTGCTTTCCAAATCTTCAAGGAACGCTGTTGAAAATGGCTGGTCGACAAGAGACCCCATGCCAATCCCGAATGAAGGTTCAAAGATGTAGTCGGCCGGGGTGTACCGACCGCTCGGGAGCAACTGTGCCGGATTGGTGATCATTCGGCGAATGACACGCTGACGCACGCGATCCCATGCAACCGCCGTTTGGAGGCCGCCAGAAGGGGTAAGGATCAAATCCGATTGCCAATCAAGATAAAGATCGGCGCCGGATGGATTGAGAGGCATGGCGTCATCCCGGCGTTGGCGGGGGCGCGCTCGCTGTAAGCGCCCCAGATTCAAGTTGATACCACGTCCCCCCGATATTGAATTTCAATTTGTCGATCGTCGGAATCTGAGAAATGACATAGCCTCCGGTCTGGACAATGTGCGCGGCCTGCCCGTCGCTCGACGCGATCTGATGCGTGTTAGGCACCGTCGTGACAAGGCTCCCGTCCGATTTCGTCGTCATCATCGCCCCGCCCTTGCCCTGCAAGTGCATTTCCCCCGGCTCCAAATCAGGATTGGGCGGCGTGTTGACTTGGTTGAACAGCATGTGCGCGGCCGTGATGACGCCGTACTCACGCTCCGAAAACGACAGAACGCACAGTTCGCCCTCAGTTGGGTTTTGGGGCGTCGCCCCGCCTACGGGGGCGCATTGGAGGCCATAGCCGGGGCCGGCAAAGGCTGTCCCCACTGGCGTCCAGCCGGACAGGACATAACCAGCGTCGCCCGTGTCGCCGTCCGTGAAAGAGGGATAGATGAAGCGCGCCCGCCCCAATGCAGGGTCATAATTGGCGATGTGGCCGAAGACGACCGAACGATAGCCGTTCGTCTGTTGCTCGACGGCGTTCTTGATCTGGTCGCGGAGTTCGTCTGCCCAATTCATCACGTCTCTCCCTGTTTGAGAAACGTGAGAGTCGTGAATAGATCACCTTTGTTTGTGTTCTTTAGCATCCTAAATCCATGGCTAAATTGATGCACGTATAATTGATAGCCAATAAATGCCGGATCAATTTCTCCGGTAAGCGATGCAGGTTGCATTGGTTGGACGGACGGAAGAAAATCAGCCAATCCATTAGCAATGGCCTCGCGTTTAGAAATATCATTGGAAATTGCTTCGGCCCGTTTCTGTGATTGCGCTTGGCTCAACCCGTCGGTATGAAACGTATAACGCTGAGAACCTGTTCCTTTTACTTTCTGCCCTTTCGACACCCGGCCCGTCGTATGGTCATATGAATTCACCGTCGTCGTATGCGAGGCGTTGCGCGCGGGGTTGTGTTCCACATCGAGGGTCAGCAAGGGCAATGCCCCAGCCGGTACAGGGTTCAGCCGCCATGAAAAAGTCAGCAGTGTCCCGTTCTTACCCGGCGCGCCAAAGACCAGCTTGCCTTGCGGCGTGACGAACATTTCATTTCCGGTGTCGCGCGCGATCTTAGTCAGGGTCGCCCAAAATGTCTTAGGAATGCTCGTCAAAATCGTATCGGAGGTATCGCCGAAGAGGCGCCCGAGATCGAAATCGTCCGCGATATTGAGAACCGGCGTGAGTCCGTAGGCTTGGGCGATTTGCGTTACGAATTGGGAAATGGTCTGGTTTTGCGTGTTGACGCCGCTCGCCCCCGGCGCAAGGACACGCTTTTCATCGGCAAGCTGCCCCCCGAGGTCGCGGCAATGAAACATAACGGTGTCGTCTTTATAGTTCCATTTACCCGTCATGTATTGGCCCGCAAACACGACGCCGGCGCCTTCATTCGAGTTAACGTAGCACGAAACAGGCAACGGCTTAGACGCGGCAAGGGACTCGCTCGTCAGATCATATCCCGTCGCCAATAATTCCTTGATGCTTGTGTTGAACTCGGCCGAGCCCGTCGAGCCGTGCGAGCCGCCCGTAATGTCGAACGAATTGATCGGGATTTGCGCCCCCCCGATTGTGAAAGTGATCACGGCTTGAGTCATGAGTTGGGCACCGTGATTGTGAAAGAACCGATAGGCTGAGGGTCGGCGAGGCCGGATGCGTCGGCGATGTCTTGCCATTTTGTCGCATCTTTGAAGTACTGCACTGCAATCGAGAAAAGGTTGGGATTGATTGCTTGGAACTGCACTTGCGGCGAGGTCGGCGTGGCGACCGTCGCGCCGATGTTTGTCGCATAGGCGTAGAGATCGCTCGCAGGCGAAGATTGCGTCGGGTCTGCGCTGGAGATCAACGGAAGCGCCGCCGCCTGGGCCGCGGCGACCGCCGCTTGCACGGTTGCGGCGTCCGCCGTAGAAATCCCAGCGACCGTCCCGTTTCCGTTGGACAGGGCGGTTTGCACAGCGGCCGTGAGCGCAGTAGCGGGATCGGATAAGGGCGCGGGCAACGTAAGCCCGGACGCCCCGTCAGCCACGTCGTTAACCCCCGCCGTTTCGTCGGAAAGTTCAAGGTCCGAATCTGGCCCCGCGCCCATTGTTCCGCCGGCGCCGGACAAATCCTGCGAAGGTTCAAACTTGATCGTGTAGGGGACGAGATATTGATGCTTTGCCTTGGCCTCAAATTCCGTGACCTTGCCAAGCCATACATAGCGGCCGTAGGCCAACTGCACATCGTCGCCGGCGACGCGGATTTGATCTAGCGTCTGTTGCCGATCGAACGCATTTGCGCCGGTGAGATAGCCCTTCCAAGACACGGGGATCGGAAAGGCTCCAAATTCCTGTTGCGTAATGAGACCGCCTGGAAACTCATGCGTGACCACGACTTGTTTTCCCCCAAGCGGACCGAAGTCCTCGGGAATTTCAAAGTCCTGAAATTGCACGCCGCCTAATGTGAGTGCGAGGCCCATGGTTAGTTCGCCCCCTGCC